CGAGGAAGAGGTCGAGGAGACCGAGGAAGAGGTCGAGGAGGAGCCTGCCGCGAAGAGCGCCGCCCTTCGCCCCCAGCCCCGCAAGGCGTCGAACGGCGTCCGCTCGCTCGGCGCGGTCGCGAAGGTCGCCTCGTCGGAGATCCACGACCTCGCGAAGCTCTGGGAGAGCGCCCCGGACGTGAGCAAGATTTTCGGCTGATCCCGAAGCCCTAGCTCCGTGCAACGAAGAAACCCGGCGAGAAATCGTCGGGTTTCTTCGTTTTCAAGCCGATAGAGGTTCCTTTAGTTGAGGGCCGTACTCGCGTCCCTTCTGCCTCGCATCGGTGCGGGGTAGGTTTCTCGGTTCAACACCCCTCTCCCAACAGGGAGCAAACCAAAAGGAGCAAGCCTATGGCTTTGCTTGGACAGGCGAGCGGTGGTTGGACGGAGAGCAGCTCGGCGTTGAGGATTCTTCACGTTGGTGTTCGTAACACCATCGCGACCCTCACGGCAGATGCCTTCCGCCAGACCAATCCGCCCATCGTGACGACCGCTGGCACGGTCAGCACCTCCCCCGGCCTCCTCACCGAGGTCTTCGGCGTCCTCTCCGGCTCGGTCGCGTTCACGCGCCCGGACGCGGGTTCGCCTTTCGTGGGCGGTCCGATTGACGTGACCTCCGGCGCGAGCGCGTACACGCTCCGCTGCGTGCGTCCCGTCGGTTGCTTCATCAACAACGCGGCAGGCAACCCCTACGAGAACCTCCCCGGCAGCGCGTCGGGCGTCGGTCCCTACGTCTCGGCGATGGGCACCTACGGCTCGCGTCTCTTTGAGACGCAGGCGCTTGCGGCGGTGGCCCCCATCGCTCTGGGCGACCCCCTCACCTACCTCGCGGGTCAGACGCTCGTGTCCTCGCTCAACGGCTACCTCATGCCGGGGAGTCAGGACAACGCGGGTGCGTTCCTGAGCATCGACGTGGCGGGTACGGCCCTTGAGGTCGCAAACGGCGCGGCGGCTTCGACCGTCATCGGCATCCTCAAGATGGTCCCCGACTCGGTGCAAACCGAGATCGTCTTCGACCAGCGCATCTGACGTAGGAGAACACGACCATGACTACCGTCAACGTCAGCACCGCTGTCAAGCAGAAGATCATCTCCGACTACGTCAAGACGGCCTCGGGCCGTGCGAAGCTCGCCGCTTCGATGACGCAGCCCCTCCGTACCCGTCGCGACTACATGAGCGTCGGTCGCAAGACCTTCCTCGTGGAGCAACTCCCCGACGGCGCGCTTCCGATCTACGACAAGGATCCGGACGTGACCGCCTTCGTGGTCGGCGAGGAGGGCGAGAACATCCTCGCCATCACCAAGCCGCGCCGCGTGATCTTCCCGCTCTTCGAGATCGCGAGCAACCCCGAGATCCCGCTCACGCAGATCAAGGAGCGCCGCTTCGACCTCATCGAGCGCGCTCAGGATCTCGCTCGGGCGCAGATCCAGGCCGCTGAGGACGAGCGCGTGTTCGCCGTTCTCGACGCCATCGCGGTCAACGGCTTCGACTCGCTTCCGGGCGGGACGAACCCGGACATCCCGGTCATCGCCCCGATCAACGGCGCGGTTCTCGCGGATGCCTTCGCCCTCATCGAGCGTCATGACCTCCGTGTCGCCCGCGTCTACATGAACGCGCGCGACTACGCGGACATCCGCAAGTTCGGGCGGGACATCCTCGACATCGAGTCGCAGGCGACGCTGCTCAAGACGGGTCTGCAAGCCACCCTCTGGGGTTCGCAGATCATCACGAGCCGTCTCGTCCCGGTCGGCACGGTGTACGTTTGCTGCGAGCCGGAAATGTTCGGTCGGATCCCGGTCCGTACCGAGCTTACGGTCCTCTCGGCAGACGACCCGAAGGCGCGCACCATCGGCTTCTCGGTGTTTGAGAACTTGGGCATCGGCGCGTACAACCCGCGTGGCCTTGCCCGTCTCACGGTCACCCGCTGAACCGAATCTAGCCTAAAAAGCTAGGAAGTTCCGAAGCCCGGATCCCGAAAGGGGTCCGGGCTTCGACTTTTCCTACGTTCGATTCGGATTCCGATTAGATTCTCGGTTTCGATAATAGCGTTCGTTACCGCTTTAGGGTACGCTCGTTGAATGGGGCCGACTCGGAAGTTCGCTTGTAAGACGTGCGATAAGACCTGGGAGACGGACCTTCCGGGTCGGTTTACGACCTGCGAGGAGTGCAAGGCGGGACGCCTCCGCGAAGCGAGGTCGAAGACCTGCGCCTATCGGAACTGCGGACGCCCCTTCCAGGACGAGTCTCCCAAGAACGGGGTGAAATTCTGCTCTACCGAGTGCGGGCGGAGAGAGAAAGCCTTTCGTTCGGGGAAGGCAACCGACGAGAGCTACTTCCGGGTTCCGGGCGGGTCGGGGAAGCGGAAGTGCGCGAAGTGCGGAGATGTCTTCTCGGTTCGTCCGGGGGAGACTCTAGGGAGGTGCGCGGCGTGTCGGTCGTCGCTCCGAAGTAAGACCTGCCTGACTTGCGGATCCGCCTTCTCGGACGACTCTCTCAAGAACAACCGCCGTTACTGCGACGAGCACTCCCTCGTCGGTTCGGCGAGAGCCGTCTATGTGTCCCCGTCTAGGTCGAGCGCGAGGGGGCTAGACCTGGACGACTTGAGCCCGTTTACGATGACGTGGTGGGGGAGGCTCGGGGAGGTGCTCGTGCTGCATCTTCGCCCGGACTTCTTCGACGCGGTCAAGACCTACGGAAACCGCACCCCCTACGATCTCTATGATAGGGATCTCGGCAAGATCGCCGTCAAAACGGCGGGCTCCTACCTCAATAAGCAGGGCCGAAGGAGCTGGAAGTTTCAGCTCGGGGGCGACGCTCGCAGGTGTCGCACCGCTTTCTTTTTGGGGTTCTCGGAAGACAAGTCCCGCCTAGAGAGAGCCTGGGTCCTCCCGTTTTCGGAGCTTCCGAATCGACTGAAGGTAATGAGCCCCGGCTCCAAGGAATACTCGCCGAGAGGGGAGATGCCCCCGGTCGAGGTAGACCTCATGGACCGGAAGTTCCAGTCTATCCTCCGAGGACTGGACGCTCGGCTACCGAAATCGGTATCGAACCCAGTCGCGGATCACGCGCTCGTCGGCAGGGTCGGCGAACTCCTCTACGCGGCTCTTTACCCCGGCTCGGATCATGTCTCCCAAAGGGAACCCTCTTCCCGGTATGACTTCCAGGACGCGGACGGGACGAAGGTGAACGTCCGTACTCGCCGTCCCGAAGAGGACGGGTCTTGGAAGTTCGCGGTCCCCACGGGAGTCGAGTCAGAGGTTTTCTACTTCCTGGCCATGAGCCCTGAAGGTTCCGAGATCGAAGCCGCGTATCGAGTTCCCGTCAGAGACGTAGAGACAGGGAAAGCGACGGTCTGCCTAACGGCGTCCTGGTCCCCGTACTTCCAGGAGGGGTTTCCCCGGTCGGTTTCCTCTCTGGTCCCGCTTTCGGAGGCGGACCGGGACCAGCTCTTCTTGAGTTCGCGCCGTCTCTCGGAGCTTCCTCGCTCGGAGCTTCTAGACAGAGCGTTCCGGTTCCACCGCAGGTCCGGCTTCCCGTATCCAGAGATTCCCTCCGACGAAGACCTACGGAACGCTGTTGGCTCGATTCGCAAGTACGAATCCGTTGGGAACGACCTACCTATCACTTCAGCGGGACTCTCGGTTCTATCGGGCTACTTTCCTCATCGTTTTGAATCCCGTAACGAGAACTCTGACTTCTCGGCGATAGGGGCGTTCTGGGACGACGAGAGGTTCCTACGCGCCCTCTCCTACCTAGCGGGAAGCACGAAGCCGTCCTTTACCCGGAGCGCGGTACGGGGCGCTCTGACGGCGTTGAACCGGACTCCGGGACAGTTCCCTCCCGGCGTAGCGAAAGAGCTAGTCACGAGGTTCTGCCCTCCGGGGGGGCGAGTGCTCGACCCCTGCGCCGGATGGGGCGGTAGGCTCGTCGGAACGCTAGTAGCGGGCGGTCGGTACTTCGGGATAGACGCGAGCCCTCGCACTTCTAACGCTCTAGGGACGCTCGGAGCGAGGCTCCTTGACTACTTGGGGAGGCCCCCGGAAGACGTAGAGATTGTCTGCGGAAGGGCTGAAGCGACCCTGCTCCCCGCTGAGTCGTTTGACTTTGCGATGACCTC